CCGACGTTTCCGTCGGACAACATTAGTGAGTCTGGTCGACTCGCGGGCCACTAAAGGCCTTCGCTGAGGTGTATCCGAAAGGAGTAACCCCTAAGTGTTCGACACTAAAGCGTCGGTGATGCGGTTGCGCGCGTTGGGTCTCACGACCCACCAGTCACACGACATTGTCGCGTTGATCCAGAAATGGGTCGCGTGCAGTGGTGAAGAATGGGCCGTCGACCGGTTAAAGTCGATGAAAGTCGATCTTCTCCGGGAGTATGCTGGGTTGAGCCCTGCAAAGGCCCACTCCTGGATCCGTTACGGTAATGACGGTGCGCCGAAAGGCCCCTTCAAAGCCATATTCCGGCTCGGAAAGAGTAACTTCTGGAAGGCCTGGAATGCCGTGATGGTGTACACTGGCTTAGTGTATTCACACCCGGAACTCCGGGTTACGCAACGTCAGTGGAGGAAGATGGTGGAAGCGGTTCGCCGCAAGCCTGTGCCTGCGGATGCCCTTGTGGAAGGGCTCCGCCTGGTCCATCTCTCCCCGTTCTTCGTGCCTCTGGTGATACCAGAGTCGGTAGGTAGGCCTCTTATGGACTACATACCGAGTCCTGCACGAAGAGCCCCAAAGGGCTCGGATACTGTCCCAGAGATCAATGGTCTGATCGACTCATTGGTCCCTCTTCTCCAGAGAACCTCATGGACCGTCCGAAATTGGGACATCCTGTCGGGTGTCTGCCAAGGCATTGAGAGCCTTGTCCTTCCGGATCTGGAGCTGAATTTAGCCGATGAGGCTAAATCTGGTTCCCCTCCGCTGGATGAGGACTTCCTCCCGATGATGGGCGTAATTGCCTTAATTCAGGAGGGAGGCTACAAACTTCGGTTTGCAGCTAATCCATACCGCTTGTATCAACAAGCGCTTGCCCCGTTGGGGGATGCTTTGTTTGCAGCCCTGAAACGGGTACCGAACGACTTCACGTTCGACCAAGACTCTGGCGCCCAGCATGTGCAAACATGGCTGAGTGCTGGTTACGAATCGGCGAGCATGGATCTGTCTAATGCGACAGATAATGCCCCATTGGAGTTGCAACTAGCACTCCTCAGTCGGTTCGGGGTCAGTACCCGATGGCTTCAATTCTTTAAGGATTGTTGCCGAGGTACCTGGTGGGTTAAACCCCGCCGGGGACTGAAGCACACCTTAGAGTGGACCGTGGGATCGCCACTAGGGCTGTACCCCACGTTCGCGAGTTTCGCGTTGTGGCATCACTCTGTGGTGCAAGCGTGTTTCGCGGACTTGGACATCCCGAAGGACCCAGCAACTGGGTTGTGGCCGTACGCCATCGTCGGAGACGACGTTTGGTTAGGCGTTTGGAGGGTGGCCGAGTTGTACCGGGACAGGATGAACAGTCTTGGTGTTCCAATCTCAGAGACTAAAACACTCTGGGCTAAAGACACCGCCGAGTTCATCGGTAGGGTGATCCGTCCCAATCGGATGGTTCAGGGTTACAAGTGGAAGGGTCGGGTTTCAGACGAGAACTTCGTTGATCTCGTCCGCAACATCGGCCCCGGCGCGTTGGTTCTCCTCCGCGCTCGCCAGAAGAGGGTGATCGGTTTTATCGCCGACCTGCCCGAGCCTTATGGCTTGGGTTGGAATCCTCTTGGCATCCCCCTGTCTGAGAGACTTACTCCCAAACTCGAAAGGGAATGGGCCCGTGATGAACGGGTAAGGTCTTTTGATAGGAGAGCAGCATGGGTCCACCGAATCCTATACTCCAGTGTGGAGCGTACGATGCAGTATCGTCGAGATATCGACGTTGCTCCCCTCGCCTCCGACCAGGAGGTGCTGGCGCTGTCCCAGCAGTTCTATCCAGGGTGGAACCTGGGTATACCGCTGTTGGGCAACGTGCACGAGTTTGCCCTCGAGAGAGGTGTGAACTCAGTGTCAACCAGCCATATGAAGACTGCTCTAGTCTTCAAACGGATCTCGTACCTCGAAAAGAGGGACGAAGTTCCAACGTTGGTACAGTTGGAGCGCAAGATCCGTCGTGTGTTGTCGCGCAATCGCTAACCAACTTCGTGGTGAACGTCATTGCGAAGTGAGCCGCCTAGGAATCACGTCCTTGAGCAAGGCGTGTGCGGCAGGTGAAGAAG